AAATTAGAGAAACGACTATTTATTAGAAAGACAATAGGAGATATAAATGGCACAATTACTTGACCCAAATGAAATTATGTTCACCAACTTTGAACCTAAAATGTCCAATAGGTTCATTATGTACATCGAGGGAATCCCTGCGTACTTGGTGAAAACGGCTGCCAGACCTGAAATCCAAAATGGTAAAGTGACTATCGACCATATCAACACTCGTAGATATGTAAAAGGTCGTTCTGAATGGCAAGACCTTTCAGTAACTCTTTACGACCCAGTAGTTCCATCTGCTGCACAAGCAGTAATGGAGTGGGTACGTTTACACCACGAATCAGTAACAGGCCGTGATGGTTATTCTGACTTCTACAAAAAAGAAATTGTATTCAACAGTTTGGGTCCTGTTGGTGATAAGGTAGAAGAGTGGACATTGAAAGGTGCTTTTGTACAATCAGCTAAATTCTCTGATATGGATTATGCTGGTGAAGATTTGGCAACAGTAGAATTGACACTTACTTACGATTACGCTATCTTACAATACTAAAATACCGGATTGTAGTAAAAATTGCAAAATGATAACCCCACTTCGGTGGGGTTTTCTATTAAATTGAGTATATTTATTTGAGGTTAACCAATTTATTAAACAAAGGAGATATCTATGGCTATTCACGCAATCAAAAGAATCGAAGACAACATCGTAGTATACGTTAATGGTGGTACTATTGTTGATTCTTCTACTGAAAACCACTTGACATTCCAAGAAGCTACTGCAGAGTGGGGTCTTGATGTAGATGGTTGGGACAAAGCAAAGTTCACATCAGTTGAATTGGCAGATGAATATGAGTTTCCAGAAGGTTTCGCATGTGATGAAACTTGGAATCTTGTAGGAACTACAATGACCAAAGTAGGGTAATTAAAAAAACCTTAAAAAAGACCCTCACCAATCGGTGGGGGTTTTTTGTATTATAAATCTTTGACTTCCATATTTATATGTGGTTAACCAAAAATATAACAAGGAAAGTTATGGCAGATTTACAAGATGATTACAAACTATCCGATAAGGATGTTGCTGAAAAGTTGAGAGCTCAACACGAGGTTCAACAAGTTCGTGATTACAAATTCCCAACTGAAATTATTGACCTACCATCAAGAGGATTAATTTATCCAACAGACAACCCACTTTCAAGTGGTAAGGTGGAAATGAAATATATGACTGCAAAAGAAGAGGACATCCTCACAACACAATCATATATTAAAGATGGTTCGGTACTTGACCGACTATTCCAATCCCTAATCGTATCTAATGGTGAAGGTGTTGCTATTAAATACGTTGATTTAGTAGTTGGTGATAAAAACGCAATTATGATTGCTGCACGTGTTTTGGGTTATGGTAAAGACTATGAAGTTGAAGTAACCGACCCATTCACAGGTAATAAACAAAAAGAAACCATTGACCTTACTCAATTTGAAAATAAAGAGTACGATGGTTCAGCACAAATTGCACCAAATGTTAATGAATTTCAATTCACACTCCCACGTTCTAAACGAGAAATTACTTTTATGGGTATGACTGAATCAAAAGAACGTAAGGTAAAACATCAAGTTGATGAACTCAAAAAGGCAAATCGTAAATTAAAAGATGAAACCTCAAGAGAATTAACTACTCGATTAAAAACTATGATTATTTCAGTAGATGGTCAAACTGAACAAAAAGTAATCAATCATTTTGTTGATAATGAGTTGTTTGCAGTAGATTCAAAAGCACTTCGTGACTATATTTCACAAACTCTTCCTGATATTGACCTTACTTGGGAATTTATTTCAGAGGAGACTGGCGAAGGGAGGGAAATGTCCTTGCCAATGGACACGAGCTTTTTTTGGCCTAACTCTTGATTATAGAAAGCATCTTCACTCTCACATTTTTGATTTGATTTATCACGGAAATGGTGGGTTTACATTCTCTGATGTTTACAATATGCCTGTTTGGGCACGAAAGTTCTATATTAACAAGATTATAGAATTTAAACAAGAAGAGAAGAAGATTCACGATACTGAATCAGCTAAAATACGTGCTAAAACACGAAGATAATGAAAGGCCCAACTTAAAGTTGGGTTTTTCTATATTTATACAATATGGAGAACTTATGAAAAAGAGTCAACTTAAAGAAATTAGGGAAAACGAAGAACTCCGTGAGGGATTAGTCGACATTATTCTTAAAAAGATTGCTAACAAAAAAATCAAAGCAAACAAAAAAGATATGATGGACATCCTCAAGGGAATCTATGGTTCAGAAGACAAAATACCTGATTGGAGAAAAGACCGATTGGGTCTTTAATTAAGGAGTTCAAATGGCTGAAAAGTCTGGAGCAGATTACGAGAAAGAATTAAGAAGCGCAAACGACTATGCTAGAAATCTAGCAAAGGAGTTTATGGAGCTGGATGGTATATCGGAGTCAACCCGAAAAAAAATGGCTGCGATGTCCCTCGAAATGAAGGGGCAGGCTGACATTGGCGACCAACTAAATACACTTATTGCTCAACGACAAAAATTCATTGAAGATGAAATAGCCGCAGGTCATACTATTAGTAAAGCCGCATTAGGCAGACTTGATAGTGAAATAAAATTACTTGAAAAAGCAAAAACTCAAAAGGATTTACAAGAGGAACTAAAAGATAATCTAAAAGATTCAGTTGGTTTAAATAATGAGTTTGTAAAAGCATTAACGAAGGGTGGTATTGTTGCTCTTGGATTATTGGTGCTGGCCAAAGTAGTAACATTCTTTACCGATGCAGTTAAACGTGGCATAGAACTTAACAAAACTTTAGGTTTAAATGTAAAGAATGCTGCTGTATTTGAAGGTAACTTACAACGTGCACGACTATCAGTAGATGGTATGAAGCATGGTATGGATGCACTTACCAAATCAGCCGAAGAATTAGTAAAACAAACAGGTAACATTAATCTATCACCTGATTTGATTGCAAACGCAACTGAAATTTCAGGGCTTCTTGGTGATGATACATTAGGTGTGTCTCTTACAAGAAGTATTGAAAATGCAGGTGTAAACTCTGGCGAGTTAGCTGATAAGGTCAAAGACATGGCCAACGCATTGGGGGTTGATGCAACCTCTGGAATGGAAATGTTGGCGTCCAATCAAGGTATTCTTAATAGTATGACTGAAGAGCAGATGTTAAATCGTGCTAAAGAAGGTTTGATGATTAAGAAAATGGGTCTTGATGTTAAAAAGATGAATGACCTTGCATCTGAACGATTGGATATTGAATCCTCACTTCGTGCAGAAATGAAACTTCAGATGTTCTCTGGTCAACAATTAAATATGCAAGCCCTTCGAGAGGCAAAGGCAAGAGGTGATGCTGCTGGTATCGCAATGGAAACTAAAAAGTTGATAGATACGTTGGGGCCTGCTTATGAAAGTAACGCCCAACTTCAACGTATTATTGCAGATGAAACAGGATTCACCAAAGATGAAATTCAGAATGTTCTTAATGCTACCGAAGAACAAAAGAAACTTGATGAAGAGTTGTTGGAGCTTAGAAAACAAATGCCAGAAGCAACATTGGAAGATTTGGATGCTCAAAAGCAACAAGAAGCACAAACTGCTGCTACAATTTCTACCGTAGGTCAATGGGCTCTTGGTCTTGGTGCCGTAGCCGCCGCCTATCTTTTAATAAAAAAGTTTGGTGGTGGTTTAGGAAAACTAATGGGTGGTAAGGGTGGAAACCCGATTGCAAACTTTGTTAAAGGGTTTGGTAATAAAAAAGTCCTTATGGGTGCTGCCGCAATGGCATTAGTTGCCGGGTCACTATTCATATTTGGTGCAGCCGTAAAACAATTTATGGAAGTATCGTGGGATGCAGTTGGTATGGCAGTTGTATCTATGTTAGCACTCGTTGGAGCACTTGCATTAGTGGGTGCTATTATGATGAGTGGTGTTGGTGCTGTCGCAATCCTTGCTGGTGCTGCTGCAATGTTAGTAATCGCAGCCGCATTGTTAGTTCTTGGTCTTGCAATTCAAGAAATCGCCAAAGGATTTGGAATGATGGGTGAGCTTGGTAGCCAATTAATTGCATTAGTAATGATTGCTCCAGGTCTTATTGCACTTGCTGGCGTCTTTGCTCTATTGGGAGCATCTATGATACCATTTGCTATGGGACTTGCATTTATTACACCATTCCTTCCTACATTATTGATTTTAGGTGCTATGTTACCATTAATTGCAGGTGCTCTTGGATTTGGTGGCGAAGGTGAATCAGAAGGTGCCGGTGGTGGTGTTAGTTCAGACCCATTATTGGATGAAATTAAAGGACTCCGTAGAGATATTCAGTCACAACCTGTTCAGATTGTTATTGATGATAAAGTGGTGTCTCAAATGAATAAAAAGAATGTAAGAATGCAATCTTATAGAGATGGATTTAAGTAAATGGCATTAAAAGATTTAAAATCAGACTTGTCTAAATTTAGAAGACCCGTTGAAAACCCACTTGTAGAAAAACCACGAGTGAATATTCCAAAATCTTCTAATCAGACCCCATTATCTCAATTTGTGGGTAATACCCCTGATGCGCCAAAGTCTCAAACAACAACCCCTAAACAAGGTGTGACTCCAACAAAGTTTGATAATTCACCAAACTATTTGGGAGAAACATCGCCAAGTCAGTTTGATAACTCATCAAACTATTTGGGAGAAACTACTACAAAACGAATGTCTTTAGAAGAAAGATTCTTGGGACAAACTGAAACAACATTAGTTCAACAAGGGGATAAATTCAAAGGTGAAACCGAAACGGCAAATATTACTCAAGGAGATAGATTTAAGGGTGAAACGACTCCTGAAGACTACTCCAATGCCGAAAAGTTCAAAGGAGAAACCACACCAACAGAACTAAAATTTACACAACAATTTTTAGGTGAAACAACACCAAAGCCAAGCAATGTTTCAGAAAAGTTTTTGGGTGAAACTAACCCAACCAAGATGAATTTAGAAGCAAGGTTCTTGGGAGAGACTGATATGCCGGATATGGTATTAGAAAGTCCATTTAAAGGTGAGACCACTCCAACTAAAATGAATTTGGAAGCCGGATTTTTAGGTGAAACGACCCCAAGTACCTTTACATTTGACCCTAATCTACAAACCCAAGCAAAAGACCCTCAATTTGTTGACTTTATTACAAATGATGATGCACGTGGATTTTCACCATTCCAACAACCAAAGAATAATTCTACTTTTGTTGGAGTAGACCCATCTCAAACTCAATTCGAGGGAGTTACCCCAATAACAGGTCAGTTTGTAATCAGTCAGTACAATGTATCAAAGCAAAATGATAGTGGATTGGGTAAATCATATACTGATAATAGGTTAAACGAACTATATAATCGGTATAATCTAAAAGAAGATTCTTACAACTCATCAGTCTTTAAACAACCATTTATTTTGAGTGGTATTCAGAAAACAAATGGTGAGCCGGAACGAGTTGGTATAGGTTCGTTTTCATTCATCAGAGGGGGTGCTATTACATCCACGGCTAGAGCTGTAATTGACGCAGTAAGAGTAGGACAATTCCTTTTAACTCCTCGTGGTTTAATTTGGTCTTTGAAACAAGTAGGTATGCAGAGAAGCCAAACATATGGTAAAAAATGGACTCCAATTAATCTACTTTCTAATATAGCAACCCAACATCTTGGTTTACGATTTGATAGACCTGGTGTTAAACCTATTGGTGATGAGACTTGGAAGTATAACCCAAATGCATCTATAAATGAAAGCCCATTGTTAAACACATATAATACATTTACATTGGGTGGTATAGGTATAGAGTCCGATATTTGGGTATTTAAGGCCCAAACCGGAGGACCTGACTCATTCTATGGTATTGGTGCTAGCGCTCACACAAGAACCATAAATACTTTTACAAATTACAAAAGTGACTCTGTATTACCATTACCTACCATAAAAGATTATGAAGGTATTTCATATGGTACAATTTCAAAAATTGCAAATGGTAACGCACCATCAAAATACAAAGGTGATTTTAGAAATCTAAAAGATGCATCAATCCAAAAATCAGATTACACTCAAACAAATCGTAATAAAACTTATGGTTTGCCTGAAACATTTAAGACAAATGCTGAAAGAATCAGGCCGAGTAATTTTAGAGCAAGAACGGATAGTGTATACAACTCTGTATTTAATGCTAAATTACAAAATGATTTTGTACACCTATTCTTCGCATATGATACTGATGCTGGTACTCAAGACTCCGGTAAGATAATTCAATTCCGTTCTACAATCAATGGTGTAACTGAAACATTCTCACCAAGTTGGAATGGTATCAAATATCCCGGTCGTGCTGATAAAGCATATATGTATAGTGAATTTGAGAGAACGCTTTCATTTAATTTTAAAGCATATGCATCATCACGAGATGATATGAAACAAATGTGGGAAAAGTTATCAGAGTTGTCAAAACTTACAATGCCAACTTACGGAAGTGCATATTCTGGCCACATTTGTTACTTTAGATTGGGTCAACTTTGGGGTAATGGTACAACAGGAGTTCCCACTTTGATTACATCACTAACATATACCATTCCAGATGATTTGCCTTGGGATATAAATCACGATAATGAGTTAGCAGAATTACCAATGGGTGTTGATGTTTCAATTGGATTAACATTATTGCCAGATACTATTTATAGTAGTGATAAAAACCACTATTCATTTTACGATACGTTGACATAATATGAACCGATACGAAAACATACAATTACAAAAGGACGCTACGGGTCGTAGATTCAGAACTACGGTATTGTTACCTGTAATTGAACCTGATTTGAATGATATATACATCATTGGCCAAGTAGGTGACCGATTAGATAATCTTGCATTCAAATATTATGGGGATTCTTCACTTTGGTGGATTATTGCAAGAGCAAATGATATTGGTAAAGGTGATTTTACTGTACCAATTGGATTACAATTAAGAATACCGGCAAACCAATATGATATTATAGATGCATACAAGATTTTAAATAATATTGAGTAAAAGTTATGGCTAGTAGTATATTCGATACGGGAACTTTACCAATCCCCCCAAGTCCGTTTGATAGTAGAGAACGTGCATACAAACGTAGGTCATATGGTAGTGTTACTTGTGTTGGTAATGACCAATTTGATTGTGGATTAAGTTATACAATTTCATTCAAGAGTAACGAATCTGCAAAATATGCTCAAGGTGGTGCATTACAAGCCCGTGGTGGTGGTAGATACACTCCAAACTCACACTTAACATCCATAAAGACAAAAAACCAAGGTAGTGGTGATATCAACGACTCAGCATTATGGGAAATTGAATTTCAATATACTTGTTATAGTACAGCGCAACTGAATTCCGCTACAAATGCATTTATGGTTCCTGGAAATTTATTAAACATCACCATAGGATATGACCCTGGAAGTAAATTGACTATAAATAACGCTCGACTATATGACTTTAGTTGGTCTTATAATTCAGATGATGGAACATATAGTTGTACCGGAAAGGCGTTGGGTAAAAACTCTAAAGCCGGTATTTTGAATGCGGTGACAGTAAAACCATCAGATGTTTCTGTTTCAATTAAAGATAAAGGTGACAAATCACAATCCGGTCATGGCGTCATAAAAAAGTTAGCAAACCAAGGTGAGCTTGCATTAGGATTAACTCGTAGAGATGGTAAACTTACCGGAGCTCGAATACCATCAACGGATGGTAGAGCATATGCAAAGGAAGATTACGCTATTTTAAAATTGCAGAAAGATGCTGGTTTTTGGGATATGACATTTTCACTTGGTAGTGCTGACAATATAATTGTTCCAATGGTTAAGATTAAAAAAGTTGTTGATTATATGGCAGAGAACACCGGAGTCCCTATTGAATTTAATAAAGGGCAATTTAATACGGGGTTTTCATTATTAAAATCAGCCGACCCTATGAAAATGTGTTTTCCTGGAAAACGAGGAAAGTATGGTGATGATAATGATTTTAGTGCATTAACGGGTACCGATGGTGAGGTGAGTGACATTTATGTAAGTTTTCCTCATTTAATAGAATTGGAAGAACGTATCCTAAATGAAATCAGTAAAGAGGGTCAAAGTTATACACTACCTACTTTTTTTAATACGTTGTTTGGTGATTTAGAAATCTTGTCGGGTGGGGCCATTGATTGTTTTTTAACAGCAACATCAACCGGATATGCCATAATCAATCGTAAATATGATATTAAAAAGAGTGGATATAGTACAATTAACTTATATAGTAAAGATTCCGCTGTAAAGAGCGTAAATATGTCATCTAATCTTGACCCTGATATGGCGGCACTTGCATTTGCAGGTGGTAGTGGTAAATATCCTACCGAATTTGCAAATAATTTGTTTAGTGGATGTACACGAAAAGATACAAAAGCCACTAAACCAGTAGAAGACCCAGCGGCTAAACTTCAAGAAAAAATAGATGATATTGGAAAAAACTATAAATCAGAAATCGTATCTGACTTTCAGTCAGTATTAAGAGAATATATAAATTCAAACGCAAAGGGGTTTGCTATACGATATGGCATTGATTTATCAATAACAATGGATGGGTATTCTGGTCCTGAATTTATGCAAAAGTTTAGAGTAAGTCCAATGCCAGCAGCAGTTTCTGGTGCAAGTGTTTACTTTGTAGTTGGTGAGATTGAACACACTTGTGATGGTAAAACGTGGGATACTTCCATAGTTGGATATATGATGGTTTCAGTATAATGGCAACACGAAAAAAAATATATTATCCAGAAGGTCAAATCCAAAAAGGACTCTATACCGAAGGTAAAGAGTGGATGTTGGAAGACGGTACTGAATACGTTGGAGATTATCACAAATACTCCACAGGTGAAGTATTTACCAAATCATCGTACATAAAAAATGTATCTGAATTATTAATACCATATGTCAACTTGAATATCAGAGAGTTTAAAGAAAAGTTTGAGTATGACCGATTGATAGGTGAACCGCCAGAAGATTTTGTGTTTGCTACTTATGGAGTAACACCACCTACTCAAAAGGAGTACGACTTTGGATACTTTAAAAGATATTTTGTAAAGAGGCATTTTGATAATATTATAATCGAAGTTACATTTGACACATTTGACGCAGTTCAAGAAGAACACTATGTGAAAGTCGAAATAGGGTGGAAGTTGACCGGTGATGTAGTTGATGTTAATTATACACAAATTGCATTAGCTAACGAAAAGATGGTTGGTTTACGAAACTACATTACAAATTATTCTGAATTTGCAAAAGTTTAACAATTTCTTAACATAGGGGGCTTGTATAAGTCCCCTTTTTTTATTATCTTTAACTTGTTAAAGAGAGATAAGTTATGATAATGAAGAACGAAAGATTTCAAGTGACCAATGAGTTGATTGGTAAGTACATCAACCGAGTGTTGTTTTCAGATGTTGACCCTGTGGGTAAGATTGTGGGTATCAAAGGTAAGACCAAGATACTGATTCAACCGGTCTTCGCAAGTGAGAACAAAGCCGACATGAACTTTATACCAGGTGGATTTGCCGGACATTGTACCAATATGTATGACCAACACTACGAGTTCTACGAACATGGTGAGGTCTTTGAGGCCACATTAAGTAAAACGGCTATGAAGAAACGATTTTGGTCAATCAACGAACATCCTCGTAAATTTTACGATTACAACTTCTAAAAGTTTAACAATTTCTTAACATTAGAAATTTGGATATTAAAAAAAGATTTCGTACATTAGTACTGTAAGATTGAGAGTTAATAATTAAATAATGAAAAGTATGACTTACCAAGAGTTAAACCAAATGACCATCGAAGAACTACGAGCGTTAAACAACAAAGTAGTTGAAGTGATTAAGATGAAAAAGAATGAAGTCGCCCTTGATGTTAAAGAATCACTTTATGTGGGTGCTAATGTTAAGGTTAACCACCCCAAGTTGATGGGTAAACAACTTCGTGTTGAAAAGATTAACCGAACCAAGGCCGTTCTTAAAGTCCTTAATGGGTTTGGTGGTTACACAGTTCCTTTGTCAATGATTGAAGTAGTAAAATAATCAGATATGGCTATTCTAAATAAACCCCAAACACGAGGTATTGAAATTGACCTCACCGGCCCTCAAGGTAACGCATTCTTCCTTCTTGGAACTGCTAAGAACCTGGCTCGCCAACTCGACTTCAATGAAAGTTTCATTTTGAATGAAATGAGAAGTGGCGATTACGAAAATCTAATCAAAGTATTTGACCACTACTTCGGTAGTGTGGTAACCCTTTATCGTTAAGATTATGATGAGTGGTAAACTTGATTTTCAAACTTTAAGTAAAATTGAGAAAGAGTTTGGTTCATTTGATATTGGACAAGTTCATGGTGGTGGTAATCCAATCTACCTACGATTTGGATATTGGAATCACGTTGATGTTGTTAAACTAGCCGAAATCATTGGTTATCGTGCTAATGTAATCGAAGAAGATTACTTTGATGATGATTGTGGTTGGAAATATTCATACTATCTAAAATAGTAGGTATGTGGTATCAGATAGAAATTGAAGCTGATAAATGGGAAGAACAACAAAAAGTTCTTCGTGATTTGGAAATCAACGAATAGTTTCGTATATTTGTCTTTGTGAAGATAGTAGATACAAACGAAAGATTAAGAAAGCATATTGTCTCTCTCTCCGAGAAGGTGTTGGTATTTCCCATTCTAACAAGTTTGGAGAAACACCCTCACCTTTCTCGTATATCGGCTATTTTAGTATCCGATGGGGTAACTGACCTATTTGTGAATTATAACAACATAGACGCTAGCTGTGTAAGTAATACGATAGATTTCAGTCCATTCAAAGAGGTATGGGTGGTTGGTCTGAAAGACTTTTTACATCACTATGAGTTCCTACCTAATATGTATGACCTTGAAATGGGTCTATTCCACGAGGCAAGGAACTTTGATGTAGATGAGAAACCCATCTACACTATATTCAGAAGAAGAAAAGCACCCAAAGCAAACGACCTCATTCCAATTTGGAAACACTACGAACAATTCCAAGAGTGGAAGAAGAAGTGGGATAACCTCACCCCATCCAAATTCAGTCAACTATACCCCAAAGGGTACAATTGGATAGAGAAGAGTGGACTTCATACCTCAACGGGTATAGAATACACCCAATATAATATGTTAACTACAACTTCACGACCTTCAAATGCATTTGGTGGAGTGAACTATGCAGCACTACCAAAAGATGGTGATGTTCGTAAGAGGTTTATATCACGATTTGAGGGTGGCAAGTTATGTCAGTTGGACTTTGATGGGTATCATCCACGGTTGATTGGAAAACTTATAGGTGTAGACATCCCATTAGACATTAAAGCACACAAATGGTTAGCTGACCAATATGGTGCCGACCTCAAAGATGCCAAAGCAATTACATTCCGACAATTGTATGGTGGAGTACAGGATGAATACAAGCATATTCCATTTTTCAGTAAAACTGCAGAGTATATTGACTCGCTTTGGAGTGAATTCTTATTAAAGAGAGAGGTATTTACCCCAATTTTTAAAAGAAAGATAAAATATCACCAAGATTTAAACAAAAATAAGCTATTTAACTACATTCTCCAATCCGTTGAGACCGAACGAAACATACTTATAATCGAGAAATTGTCTAAAATGAGATTATCTCAACAGTCCTTACCAATCCTATACACATATGACTCAATTTTGTTTGATGTTCATTCTGATGATGGTAATGACTATGTAAAAAAGATAAAAGAGGTGATGGAGATGGATGGATTCCCTACCGATGTAGAATTTGGTGACAACTACAAAGATATGGTTAGGATAAACCTTTAGATATTTATGGTTATGAAGAAACTTATCAATTACATAGCACAAAAAGTGTGGAACGAGGTCGGAGTATCCCTAAAAGAGGGTATTACTGAAGAAGAGGCATTAAAGGCCACCTTCAAAGTCGTTTCAGAAATCGTAGATGAAGAGTTTGCTGAAGCATATATCGTATCATTGTTAGAAGTTCAAGGTGCCAGCGGCGAAGAACCTGAAGTAGGTGATGAAAAAGACCTTGAAGATGAAAAACTTGGTATGATGACCCAAGCTGAAAAAGATGCTCAAAAGAAAAAATTAGAACTTGATGAAGCCGATGGTGATATTCAATCAGTTCTCAATAGTAAGATAACAAATCCAGATACGGGTAGACAAATTAAGGTAAGTTCAGGCCTATCTTATGATAAAAATTCCGGTGGTTACCAAGCCGCAAAGGCAAAAATGAAAGATTCTGGTATTTCGGATGATGATATTGAAAAAGCAACTACTGCCTCAACTGATGATACTAAATCCACATCCAAGTCAGAACCACAAGCAAATGGATATGTTGGTGATAAGGATAAATCGCTAAAACAAGGTGACCCTACAAAAACCGAAACATATTCAATGGATTTACCACCAGATGAAGCTGATTTCCAAAAAAGAAATGCTAAATTTGCTAATCCAACCCCACCGGAATCATATAAGATGCCAGACTTTATGAAGAACAATCCAAAGTTCCCTAAAAAGTATCTGACCGCATTAGAACGAATGATGAATACCCAACCAAAAGGTGATGCTACTAAATGGCAACATTATAGTGACATTGCTGGTGGCGCCGGTCAAATCTCTGCACAAGCTGGTGAATTGATGACTATGATGGGCGCTACTATGAGTGATGAGGAATGGAACGACTTTAGTAACTCACTTCTTCAACACGAATCATCTCTAAAAGAGAACCATCCTGATGTCTTTATGAAGAAAGACAAAAAGACAGGTAAATACAAAGACAATCCTGGCTCAAGGGTCGTTGATAGTTCTTGGGTTAAAGCCGCAACTCAAAGTAGAAAAGCTATCAAAGATAGACTTTTGAAACAATATGGTGAAGGTACTACGATAGTTGCTGGTGCTTGGGATACTGAATCTGATGTTGAAGCAATGGGTATGTCAAATTACTCCGAAAACAAAGGATTCTCAACTGATATGTACCTTAAAGTTAGAAAGCCGGGTGGTGAAGAGGTATTGGATGAGGTTTCTTTGAAAAAATCAACAAATGTAAACTTCTTAAATTCAGGCGCAGGTAAATTTAACGAATGGGACCCTGATTTACCAGATGAAATCAATCCATCGGTATATGTTCAAAAAGCAAGAGAGCGAAACATCTCGTATGTATCACGAAATAGAGCTAAACTTGAAGAGTTGATGAAATCGCCAAAGGGTAAAGAAATTAACGCAGTTTTAAAGTCAAAGAAATTAACCCTTGACCAAGCTTTAGAAGGTAACTCACGAGATAAACAAAAAGTTTTATGGACTGCTATCAATTCATTAGCTAAAGCTGGTGACAAATCTGCAAGTGAAATCGTAGATAGAGATGATAGGGAGCATAGAGAGTTCCAAGAAAATTCAGTAAAAGCAATTACTGAAAACCCAAAGATGAAAGAGGGTATGTTAAGTGAAATTCGTTCAGAATTCCCTCTTAAAGCAGTTTCCGAAGGTGAAGAGACAATGGCTATTGGCCCTTACTCATTGGATAAAGAAACTATGAAAACTATCTTTGGTACTGATGATTATGATAAATTAAAACAAAATCTTGTAGCAGAATCAAGTCCAGAGGGCCCGTTTGTTGGATATCGTATCCAATCTTCAGGTGAAGTTTTTAAAGTAGCAGATATTGTTATTAGAGAAGATGGTCGTGGATATGGTGGTCAGTTTAAGTTTGAAATGAAACTGAATCAAAAAGGATTTGCTAACCAACTTCGTAAAGCGCAATCCGAAGTATACGGATAACACGGGAGATATGAGTGAGAACACAATTATTATGTACCTTCACAAATGAAGGGCAATTTGAACAAGTTATTGCTACGATATTTAAGTCGTTTGAATTATTCAGCCGTAAGATATTCGTATTAAAATTAGACCCATCCAAAGAATTAGTAATAAGTTATAATATTATTCCAAATTCATCAACAAAGTTCTTACCATCAACCATTATGGTTCATCGTAAGAAAGAGTCAAACACTATGTACACTATTAACGCATTGAATAGATTGATTGTTGATGAGAATGGGTCAATGGATAAAACATACCAAGTAGATTGGGAAAAATATCGTAATTCAGTAATCCTAACCGATGGTGATGGGTATAAGGTAATGAAGACAAGTTTGTTCCGAATTATTGATGTTAATTAACCCCAGCACCATATTTATACCAGTAGTACAACTACAAATTGAAGATTGAAAAAAATATTTTGAAATACATTTGGAATTGTCACCCAAATGTTGTATATTAGTGACAAGTTTAACAATTAACAATTAAAAAAAGGAAATTATGGCTATTGATTTAAACGCAATCCGTAACCGTCTGAACACCCTTCAGACAAAAGTAACAAAAACCGATAATTTGTGGAAACCACAACCCGGTAAACAACAAGTAAGGATTCTCCCTTACGTTCACAACACAGCAAACCCTTTCATTGAACTTTACTTCCATTTTGACTTTGGTGGTAAAAACATCATTTCTCCGATGTCCTTTGGTGAGGCTGACCCTGTTGTTGAATTTGCTGAAAAGTTAAAAGCAACTGGTAATCGTGATGACTATCAACTTTCTCGTAAGTTAACTCCAAAGATGCGTACTTACGTTCCTGTATTGGTTCGTGGTGAAGAATCTGAAGGTGTTAAGTTTTGGGGATTTGGTAAAAACGTATACCAAGAGTTGTTGGGATTCTTCGCAGACCCAGACTATGGTGATTTGACTGACCCTGTAAATGGTCGTGATATCACAGTAGAATTCAAAACTGCTGCTGAATTGGGTAAGTCTTACCCTGAAACTTACATTCGTGTAAAACCCAACACATCTCCTATTTCAGAAGACAAAAACATTTTGGAAGTTGCTAAAGACCAAATTGAACTCCCATCTATGTTCAAACGTGTTTCTTACGAAGAAATGCAAGGTATGTTGGAACAATGGTTGGAAACTGGTTCAGTATCTGACTCTTCTAAAGAGCCAGTTGCAGAAACTTCTCAACCAACACAAGCTACTTCACCTGCTGGAAACGTGAAGGAAGCATTTGATGACCTATTTAACGACTAATTAGATTATGGCAAAGAAGAAGGAAAGTTCTCGTGATGAACTATCTTCAATCCTAGCCGACAACCTCAACAAGAAGTTTAAGTCCGCCCACAAGGTGGCTTTCTTCTTGGATGGGGAGGAAGTTACTCCAACCGACTTAAATGAGTGGGTATCAACGGGGTCTCCTATGTTGGATTTGGCAATCTCAAATAGACCAAATGGTGGATTGCCAGTAGGTCGTATCACCGAGATTACAGGATTAGAAGGTAGTGGTAAATCGCTACTTGCAGCTCACGCAATCGCAGACACTCAAGCAAAGGGTGGACTTGGAGTCTATATTGACACCGAAAATGCCCTCAACCAAGAGTTTCTTGAAGCTATTGGAGTTGACATTAAAAAGATGTTATATGTTCCATTAGAAACAGTAGAAGACATCTTTGAAGCAATTGATTCAATCATTGAGTCAGTTCGTTCTTCTGACAAAAAGAAATTGGTTACAATCGTAGTAGACTCCGTTGCAGGTGCATCTACTAAAGTTGAGATTTCAGCCGATTATGACCAAGCCGGTTACGCAACTCAAAAAGCCATCATTATTTCGAAGGCAATGAGAAAGGTAACTAATCTTATTGGTAGAGAACGAATCTCACTAATTTTTACAAATCAATTGAGAACTCGTATGGGTGT